TGCCCAGCCTTCGCAGCCGGCGAGCTATTCGCGCGCGATCTGAGGGCGGAGCTGGTCGCATCGGGATGGTGCCCGGAGCCGGAATCGAACCGGCATGGGGTTGCCCCCGGCGGATTTTAAGTCACAACGCCTGACGTAACGTGTTGAAAGATATGGGGCGATGAGGGACTGGAAAGGCCATTCCAGCCCCATACGCTGCACAAAAGGTGCACAGAATCAGGCCAGCCGTTTGATGGCTTCGGCGAGGTGTTCAGGTGCCAGATGCGCGTACCGCCGCGTCATGGCCATGGAGCTGTGGCCCAGCACCTCCGAGACGGTGTGCAGTGGCACGCCGGCCTGCACCAGCCACGATGCGCAGGTGTGCCGCAGGTCGTGCCAGCGCACGTGCTGCAGACCGCATGCTGCGCGGGCTTTCGCCCATGAATCCCTGACCTGATCGTCAGAAACCCCCAGCGGCAACCGTGCGGCGATCCCCACCACCTTGGGATGCAGGGGCACCAGCTGCAGCGTCTTCGTCTTGCTGGTGCGGTCCAGGTGGATGAAGCCGCCGCGCACCTCGTGTGCCGTCAGGCGCAGCAGGTGGCCACGCCGGATGCCGGTGTACGCCGCCAGTCGCACGTAATCGCCCACGGCAGGGTTGGGGCATGCCATCGCCAGCGCCTCAACCTGCGCGGTCGTCAGGAACGTCTCGCGCGGCTTCTCCGGCAGCAGGGTGATCGATGCAGGGCGTTCCAGCCACTCCCATTCCCGCCACGCCATGCGGCTGATCTGGCGCAGAATGCGGCCCTTGTGGTTGACCGTGGCCGGGGCCTTGCCGACCTCCGCCGCCTTCACCTCGGCCCAAACCTGGGCGATATCGGTCAGCTTCCTGCCGGCGATGTATGGCAGCAGCGCCCGGACGTGAGATTCGGTCTTCGTGGCCGACTGCAGGCGCGGCACGTGATCGGTCAGCCACCGCTCCAGCGCGTCGGCAATCAGTCGCTGCGGCTCGCGACCAGCTGCAACGTCCTTGACGGAGGCGAGCCACTTCCTTTCGTAGTCCTTGGCGTCCTTGAACGACCAGTGCCGAGAAGTTTTGCGATACGTTCGTCCGCCGTATCCGATGGTGACCTGATAGTGGCCGTTGGGACGCTTGGTGACGGGCATGTCTTTACCTTGCACTTTGCCCACCAGACCGCGAGGTCGGCAGGGTGGATTCTGTCGGAGCGGGGACCTTGACCCAGCCGGGTAGCGACCAGATCGCCGGCATCGATGGCCCGCCGCAGTGTCTTGACCGAGCAGGAGCATTCTCCCGCCGCGTTGGCGATGGTCATCAGCCTGTCAGCAAATGCCATTGCGTTCTCCTTCCGGCGCCAGCGCGCCGCGCAGGTGTTGGGTGGAATGCTCGATGGCATCGCGTAGGGTCAGGTTCTCAGCGCGCAGCCGGATCAATTCATCAGCCGCGCTTGCCAGTTGCTCCCGCAGCAGGTCCTTCGGCGGCTGCTTCATGCGGCGAGGTGGGCGTGGGAACAGCTGCGGGTTCACAGCAGCCACCCCTTCGTCCTACCGCACCGGCAGCGCATATCGCCCGAGCGGCACCGCGTGGAGTACCTGTGCAGCCCGAGCAGGCAGAGAAGGGCGCGGATCATGCGAACAGCTCCAGCTGGCCCAGCGTCTGCGGCTGGGAAGCGATCACCGCCCTGCGCCGGGCATTGGCAGCCCAGCTGAGCAGGGTCCAGTAGAAGCGCGCTGAGGCCGGGTCATCGCGACGGTTGCGGGCCTCTCGCAGGTAGACGCGCGCGGCGCGCTTGTCGTGCTTAGCGTCCATGGGCATGCCCTCCTGCCACCCTCCAGCACCACCGCAGCCCGGCCCGGACGATCCGCAGGGCGCAGAACATCACCGCCACGGCAGCGAATCCGACGAGGAACAGCATCACCGCGATCAGGTACTTCGTGACCGTCAGGAGGAAGATTTCAGCGATCATCGGCTGCCTCCTTCTGTGCGTAGTGTTCGCGGTGCAGACGGTCGAACGCATCCATCGTGGCGATAAGCGAACCGCCGCGCTTCGCGATGAAATCGAAGGCTTGAAAGCCAGCCCGTGTTAATTCCAACGGGCTGTTCTGCTTCGCCGCGGAGACTGCTTGCATAACCTCGGTCAGCTCGCTGCGTAGGCTCATGACTTCACCGCCTGGCTGTCGATCAGGTGCGCGGACCGCGCGTCATCGAACGCGCACCTCGCGTCGGTCAGGCTTCCGAAGCTGCCTCCGAGGTCGTTACGTTCGACCCACGCTTTCACGTCTTCATCGGTGAACTTCCCCAAGTCCACGGCCTGCGCGGGTGGTGCATCCGCCTGCACGGCGTTGAATACCAGCTTCATCGAGTCGCACCGCTCGGTAAGCTGTCCTGCAAACTTCTTCACCGACGCCGGGATCGTGACAGTTCCGTCCCTGTTGGAGGCGCAGGCCGCTATGTGCGCAACAAATGAAGTCAGTTCTCCGACGATTACCGCTACCGAAGTCGCATCCCCCACCGGCTGGCGGGCGGCGAGGGCGGACTCGATCCGCTTGACTCCATCCTCGATGCCCTCCCCAGAGGAAAGCTGTGCCATTGCCCAAAGCGAGTGCGCATCCCACTGACCGACCGGGGTGGACTGTGCGGGGAACCATTCGCGGATGTTGTCAGCGATGGACTGCGGATCTGCAATGTCGCCGCCAGGAACACAGGCGGCCAGCATGGCTTCCACATCGAAGTGCCTAGATTCCAAGTGCATCCCCTTCACCATCTGCGCCAGCTCCATCAGGTTCAGGCCCGGCTGGCCGAACAGTGCCTCGCCGATCTGGGCGGTCAGCTTGTCCACTGCGGTCTCAGCAAGATTCGTGTTCATTCGGTAACTCCCATGGCGGCAAGATCGAGGCGGTCCACGCGGTCGCGGAGGGTGTGACGGGCGCGGATGAGGCGGCGGGCGGTCGTGGCCGCAGGGTCGGAGCAGTAGGCCATCACGGTCTGCATGTGCAGCGCTCCAGCGAGGTCGCGCCGGAAAAGCCGGTAGGTGACCATCTGCCCGCATGCGGTCGGAGCGCGGCCCCAGGAGAAGCCCTTGGTGCGCTTAGGCTGGCGATGGGTGCGGAAGCCGGTCATCGTCCCGCACCCTTCCTCTCACTCCGGCGCGCAAACGCTGCCTCGTTCGTCTCACGGCGGCTCAGCTCGATGCGCTGCCCGGTGTTGTCCAGACGCTGGATCAACCCGCCCGCTGCACGGAACCGGGCAATGTCAGAGGCGATTTCCGCGCTCTCGCGCTCTTTCTGCCGCCGCGTGCCCAGGTCGAAGGTCGGCTGTACGTGGATGCTGGTCATGCCGTGCGCTCCAGTTCGGCCAGCAAGGCATCGGCGTAGGTGACAGCCAGCTCAATGTCGCAGGTGACGTCGCTTGTGGTGCGCCCACCCGGCGAAGGGACAGAGGCGAGGGACTGCATTGCCATCGCGGCGAACAGCTCGCGCTTCGTCAGGCCAAAGTGACGCGCTGCGCCTGCGTCAAGGGGGTAGGCCAGCGCCCTTCCGTTCTTCATGCGATGTTCCTCATCGGCTCGCGGCGCACCGGCCCGAACCACAGGTTGTTGGCGTTGAGAATCTTGATTTCGTCCGGGTCACGCCGCAGGGCTGGAAGCGGATCGCGCAGCCGCCGCTCAGCGCTCAGGCAGGGCGTGCACACCGCCTGCAGGTCGCCCGATCCTCTGCGGCTCTGGAACTTCCGCAGCGGCAGACGGCAGTGGCATCTCGTGCAGGTCTTCATGACGGGCCTCAGAACGGAATATCGTCGTCGGCAAAGTCATCCACCGGCGCATGGTCGCGGACCATCTGCGGCGGGTTTCCTCGCTGGTTCTGTGCCGGGCGCTGCCCGCGCTCCTGCTGACCGCTCCGCTGCTGATTCGGCTTCCAGTCGTCCACCTGGGCGTACCACTTCCCGCTCTGCGCGATCTTGATATCGGCGTTGATCCACTCGCCGTCCTGCTGCTGCAGCCACGCGATCAGCTCCTGCCGCTTCATGGACAGCTTGCCGACCAGATACTCGGGAGCGCCGTCGCGCGGCGGCTTCACCAGCAGGCCTTCGATGAACTTCTTCTCGCTCATGCTGCCTCCTGTGCGGGCTGCCGCAGTTGGGTTTCGAACCTGTCCACCATCTGCCGGAACTGTTCGAGGTCGGACCGCATGCTGGTGATGAAAGCTTCGTCGCGGTCGAACCTGCGCCACCACAGCTGCTTCCCCACCGCCTCCAGCGCCGGGCAGTACAGGCCGATGTGCCACCACTGGCGGCCGGTAATCCACATGCAGCCCTGCGCCTGCTCGAACACCTCGCTGGCGTCGTTATCGACGTGGAACGAGCGGAGCTTTTCCGGGTTGATGAAGCATTTGTACTCGCTGCCACCATCGGCATCGATCAGCCCGTCTGCCGAGCAGCCGTAGTAGCCGCAGTCGCTCAGGACGAACCCGGCACGCTGGACGATCAGCCCGGACTGAATCTCATGCTCTGCTCGCGCCTCCGGTTCCAGGTCCTTGCCGCGCCGCATGGCGTAGGTCTCGAAGCCTTCGTCCAACGGTTCACCGCTGATTCGCTCGATGGCGAGTCGGAAGGCGTAGTTCTTCGCTTCTTCGCTGTAGTCGCCCACCGGTTCCCCGGCCAGCGCCTTTTCGATGATCGCGGACTTCGGCAGGACCTTGTAACCAGCCGCGCTGGCGGCGTCCTTCTGAGGCATGCCCGCCAGTACCGCGTCCACGTACTGCCGCTGCCGAGCGTCCAGCTCGCCGACGCGCTTGCGGGCAACGCCGAACATGCTGGCGGTGATAATGCCTGCGCGGGCGCGGTGCCACGCTTCGCTGCCCTGATCGCAATGGATGAGGATCATGCATGCACCTCATCTACCGGTTCGGCTTCCACCGTTTCCGCGTCGGCTTTCTCGGCTTCGGCCTTCAACACTTCCAGCCCGGAGCGGCCGATCAGCTTGCGCTGCTGCGGGGTCAGCTTCGCCCATGCTTCGGCCAGAGCCGCAGCGCCAGCCGTGCCGATCTCCTGCAGGTTGGCGTACAGCTCGATCCGCTCCGGAGTGTCCTCCGGCGGCGGCAGAGCGCTGCTCTGCGGTGCCTGCTGGTCGGACAGCACCAGACCCTCCCCGCCATCGGTGTTCAGATGGTGGATCGCAGTGTCCAGGCGCTCGGTCTTCGGCCAGTACTTGTAGGCGCGCTTGACCACGGTCTTCTTCGCCATCTCGCCCCAATCGGTCAGCCATGGGCACGACTTCTGCTTCGAGATCCATGCCTTCCAAGCCGCCGAGCGGTCGCGGATAGCGTTCACTTCGTCCGTCGACATGGCGTCGGTCAGGTAGTCGCCGTCGGCGGTCTTGATCACCACGTAAACGCCAACGACCTCGCCACGGTCCTTATTGAACGGGTTGCGGTGGTGTGTCGGCTGCTGGTCGATGCCGTTCAGCAGGAAGGTGTCGGTCTCGTAGACCAGTTCCGCCTGACCCCAGCGGATCGACCCGGAGTCGATGGCCAGATCCATCAGGCCCATGTAGCTGATATCGAGGCAGATCTTCCCGTCGCGCGGCACCAGATATGCCTGCTTCTTCGCCGGGTTGAGGCTGATGCCGATGGCAGCGATGTTGACCACCGCGGCGATCACCGACTGCCGATTCTGCTTCGCAATCTTCATCGCGAAGTCGTTGTTGTACAGCGCCTGCAGGGCGAACTCTGCCTCGCGATCGAAGTTGATGGACCGATCCGTCAGCACCGAGGCGAAGGAATCCTTCGTGCTGTAGACCGAATCTTCGATGGTGACGATCTGGTTCATGGGCACCTCAGTAGCTAATAGCCACGGCCGGGACCTTGCCCTGCACGATGGCGGTGATGACGATGGCGGCAATTTCTTCATCCACGCCCAAGCCGACCATCGCGGCGACGGCGGCACGGTTGATCGCACGGCGGTGGTCGACGTCGGCGGCGCGGGCCTCGTCGGCCCTGCGCTGCGCCTCTTCCTTCGAGCGGCGCTCGCGCTCGACACGTTCGGCTTCCTCCAGGGCGCGACGCTCAGCGGCAGCGACGGCCTCGGCCTTTTCTCGTTCGGCGCGTGCCGCAGCGTCCTTCGCGCGCTGCTCGGCTTCAGCTGCCTCACGGGCCGCGCGCTCGGTTGCTCCACGGGCCTCGCGTTCAGCGCGCTCGACTGCGGCAGCTGCCTCACGCTTCGCGTTCTCGGCGGCCTCGGCCTGCAGGCGGGTTTCGCGCACCACGCGCTCACGCTCGGCCTGTTCTGCGGCCACACGCTGGCGCTCGGCTTCTTCAGCGGCGCGCACCGCTTCCTCGCGAGCGCGGATCTCTTCTTCTTTTCGGGCAATCTCGGCCAAGCGTGCTGCCTCGGCCTCGGCGCGGGCACGCTCCTCCGCCTCCACGCGTTCGCGCTCGATGCGTTCCTGCTCGACTTCCCAGTCGGTTAGCGGCTTGCGCACCTCATCGCGCAGCGCGTCCAGGGTGTCGCGGGCCTTCTTACGGGCAGAGTCGATATCTCCGGTCTGCTTCTTCAGGTCGGCCACCAGCGCCTTGCCAGCGTCATCGATAGCGGTCTTCGAGCGCGACACCTTGTAGGCGATCGAGGCGATTTCCTTGCGGCCGGCCGCCGTCTTGACGTTCGGCACCAAGGTCACTGCTTCGGTTCGGATGCGGGCCAGCAGGTCGTCCAGTCCGCCGCCGGTGAAGACCTCGACAGCGTTGACGGATTCGAGCGGGATCAGGGCTTCGGACATGGCAGTTCCTTTGTGAGATGGGAATAGGTGCCCGGCTGGTGGACCGCCGCCGGGCTGGCGGTCCCTGCGCTCCAACGGGGGGAAGGGCGCAGGGCAGGGGTGTTAGGTGGGCCAGCACGTGGCCCAGGTCAGCGCCGCGCAGATTCCGTAGCAGCCGATGCAGGCAGCGAAGTCAGACCAGCTGCGGCAGCCGAAGAAGGTCAGGAGGCGCATCAGGCCGCACCTGTTGCCTTGGCGATGGCGGTGCGGGCAGCGAAGTAGGCGATAGCGAGCTGGCTGCTCGGCATCTCGTCGTAGATGCTGTCGTCGCTGTGGTCAGCGGTGATTCCCAGCATCCAGTTGATCGCCTGCACGAACATCTGGTTCGCTTCATGCGACTCCGGCGCGGCGGCGATCAGGTGGGCGTTTTCAACGCCCATCACCATAGTGGCCACCGGTTTCACCGCGCCGTCGTCGTCTTCGCGGTCATTTTCTGCGGGCCAGATTTCGCACGCGCCCCAGCTCGGGTCTTCTGGTGCGAGTTCGTACGCCACCCAAGGCCCCGGCGTGTGCTTACTGGTCATTGCTGCAATCTCCTTCTGCGCAGATGCCGAAAATGGCTTCCTGCTGGTTGATCTCGAAGTCGCTGTTGCCGAGCAACAGCCCGTCCATGAACAGCTCCGTGACCTCGTAGTCAGGGCGGACAGGCGGCGAGATATCCGGCAGGCCGCCGAACTGGCGGGCGAACTGGTCGTCCAGGTGGGCGCGGATGGTCATGGGCGGCGCTCCAACGATTCCTTCCAGTCCTGTTCGGAAAGGTCAGTCGCGGCGAACTCCTTCTCGCCATCGTTGAACCACACTTGGCGGAAGGTCGAAATGCTCGGCGCCTTCTCGTGCCAGCACCATTCACCACGCCCATCCAGTGCCAGCCACTCCGCCCACTCAGGCGCATCCTTCCAATCGGGTTTCATACGATTGCTCCAACGATCAGTGCGAAGAGGGCGCCGATGCAGAAGGCCATGCCGCCGATCACTGCCATGGTCGTGATGGCGTACCGGTGCGCTGCGCGGTCAGTGGCGGTCATGCGACGGCTCTCCACGAAGCGTGGGAGCGGTCCAGCTCGTTCTCCCGGCGCGCAGCCAGAGCGCGCAGGTCAGCCACGGCCAGACCAGTGCAGCCCTTCATGGCCCGCTCGCGGTAGAGGCGGTACTGGTGCTGCCGCTCGGTACGGCGGAGGTCGCTCATGGCCCACGTGAATCGACCCGCGCGGTACTTCGCCACCAGCAGCAGCGGATCGATCAGGCCGTCCTGCACCTCACCGGTACCGCCGCAGGCTCCGCAGGTGACGCCGTACTCGCACTGCGGATCCCCGATATCGCTGTCGTTGCGGGTGTGTTCGCCCAGCCCATCGCACGCCGGGCAGTCGATGAAGCCGTTCGCCGGATGCAGCGGCAGGCCGCGCTTTTCCCGGCAATCCACAGCATCGCGCTTGTGCTGGCGGATCGCCTGATACCTGGAGCGGGTGGTGGAACGCGGCAGGAGGACCATGGCTCAGACCTCCACCGGCTTGCCATCGCGCAGCACATACCACGCGCCAGCCTTGATGCCGTCCTGACCCGCTATGCCTGCCCACACGCTGACGATCTTGTATTCGTCGTCACGCTCGACAAGGAACAGCGCATTGCCCTCGGCACCCATGACCTTGCCTGCGTAACCAGAGGCCATCGCCGCGCCCTGGGTGCCGGTGCTGCTGGCCGCGCCCTGGTCGCCGGTGCTGCTGGCCGCGCCCCGGTTGCCGGTGCTGCTGGCCGCGCCCCGGTCGCCGGTGCTGCTGGCCGCGCCGTAGTTGCCGGTGCTGCTGGCCGCGCCCCGGTAGCCGGTGCTGCTGGCCGCGCCCCGGTTGCCGGTGCTGCTGGCCGCGCCCTGGTCGCCGGTGCTGCTGGCCGCGCCCCGGTAGCCGGTGCTGCTGGCCGCGCCCTGGTCGCCGGTGCTGCTGGCCGCGCCGTAGTTGCCGGTGCTGCTGGCCGCGCCCTGGGTGCCGGTGCTGCTGGCCGCGCCCTGGGTGCCGGTGCTGCTGGCCGCGCCGTAGTTGCCGGTGCTGCTGGCCGCGCCCCGGTTGCCGGTGCTGCTGGCCGCGCCGTAGTTGCCGGTGCTGCTGGCCGCGCCCCGGTTGCCGGTGCTGCTGGCCGCGCCCTGGTCGCCGGTGCTGCTGGCCGCGCCGTAGTTGCCGGTGCTGCTGGCCGCGCCCTGACGACTGGTGACGTGTTCGCTGTTCTCAGGCTTCGCCCGGCTGGTGGTGTATTCGATGGCCGCCTTGATGATTCCCGGCAGGCCGATTTCGGCGCTCACCTTGATCTTGCTGCTGGCGACCTTGGAATTGCTGTCGTGGCGGCTGATCTGGCCGGACTGTTCGACCAGCGCGAACCGGGAACCGGCCGGCGGGTAGTAGCCGAACACGTCCAGCGGGTACTCACAGGCATGGAAGCCGCGATGGCAGGCGGCAATGTCGCCGTCCAGCTCCAGCGTTTCGCCCACCACATACTGCACGCGCTCGCCACCTTCCGGATGGCAGGCCAGGTCCTTGTCGAAGCCCTTATAGGCGATGACGACTTCCTGACCTTCTGCGGACTTCGATTCCTTGATTGCCACGTTGATGCCCCGTTGGATGGCCGATGGCCGACGGGGCTAGACTATGCACAACGGGATACGATTGCAATCCCGAACGGGATATTTTCATGCATTAGCCGACGAACGGTAGGTTGTCGGCTGAGAAAAGCTTACTTCGTCAGTTTCGCGCCAGCCCCGTGGGCGACATACAGCAGCAGCCGCCAAGCACCGAATGCCAGGGCCGCACAGACCAGCGTGACAAGCAACGCGATGCCGAGGGACTGGGCAACGGCCTTCGGCGAAAACTCCTGCCCCGAACGATGCCGTTGCGGATTCTCGCGGAGGAACTTTTCCAGCGCCAACCCCTGTCGGTAGTCTGATTCGGCCCGAAAGTCTGCAGACTCCCTGAGCACGCCTGCTTTCACCAGTTCGGAATAAAGAGCATCAGGAGTGTAGATGCCACTGCAGCTGACACCCGCTGTTGGGATTACGTGATCGATGTCGATCTTGCATAGCTCCGACGGCTTGCTGGGGTCCCACCCAGATTCCCAGCTATGGCTCTGCTCATACTGGTACCACGTGGATCCGGCGGCTACGACCGCAAATAGGCCAACCGCAGATACCCCAAGCACCAGACCCGCCTTGGTGAGCCGGTGCCACCATCTTTCTTGTACTTCCATGTTGTTCACCCCATGCGTTGTTCGCGGACCAAGCCTGCTTCGTCAAAACCAATTCCCTCGACGCGGCACTCGCGGGCGCGCTCCATCTTGTCCTTCAATTCCACCAACTCATCGTCGGAAAGGCATTCGATGACACCTCGGACATGACCTGTCTCCTGTCGAATCAGCCATGCCAGCCAGTACATACGTGCTAGGTCTCTGATGCGGCGATAGATGATGTCCCTGGTCGCACCGTCCATGCCCTGCCGCTGAAACGGGACCACCTTCCCGCCGCAAACAAGCGTGGGTCTCACCGGTTCTTTCGGCTTCATGCCCATGGCCTGGGCCATTTCTACCGCCAATTCCTTCAAACGTTCGTCACTGATCGTCATCGCCTTATCCTGTTTTGCGGAGTTCGGCAGAGAAGCGGCGTATCGCCCCCAACAATTTGGACTCGTCCAATACCCCCTCCGCGCCCTCTTCGCGCACCACCTTCATGGCGATGAACAGGCGATCTGCGTAGGTTTCGGCAGGCATTGGTTCGGGCCAGACAGACTCAATCTCGCGGGTCAGCTTCACTGCAGCGGCGACTATGGCGTGCTCCGATCCCACAGGCTGAGACGCTGGCGTATCGCCTGTCGCAGATAGGTCCTTCCACATCAGATCGCTGACCGGGACCCCGAAATGCGCTGCAAGTTGCCCCATCTTGGTGGCGTTCGGCTTGCTGATTGCTTCGTTTAGGTATCGGCTTACCCACGATTGCCCAGCTCCTGACGCGTTGCCTGCGTCGGTTGCCGTCGTGTTGTTCGTGGCGATCAGGTGGCGAAGATTGCGGCGGGGGAGATCATCGGGATGCATATAGGGATGATCGCGCATGCCGTTCGTCGGACAAAATGCGGTTGGGGATTCCATTTGTATCCAGAACGGGATATTTTCCCGCTCTATGAGCCCATCAACCGCCATCGACCGACTCCGCGCAGCGGGTCTCACGGAACAGGCCATCGGGGCCGCCGTGGGTGCCCGTCAATCCACTATCAACCGGATCCGCCGCCAGCAGATGCAGCCGACCTACGAGGTAGGCAAGGCTCTCGTCGATCTGGCCGAGGCTACGGAGCGGAAAGCCCGCCGCCGCCGCAGGGAGGTGGCGTGAGATGAGCGCCAAACGCACTTTGCTCGTCGGAACCATTGGCGTGCATTTCACCTTCGGCGAAGACGGCGACGTTGTGTCTTCGGAAATCTCTGCGGAAACCTGCGGTCCGCAATCGTCCGGGACCGTGGAGATTGTTGGGAAGGTGGCCGATACCGCCCGCGACAAACTGTTCGCGCTGTTGGAACCGTACTTGTCCAAGCCGGTGCCGCCCGCCCACTCAGCCACCTGCGCAGAACGTGGCGACGCTGCTACGTGCGGGTGCTGGTCGTCCGTCGCTGCCACGGACGCTTCCGCGAGCCGTTCAGCCGATGCAGCGCCGGCTCCAGCCTTGGACCCGGATGCCATCTGGCAAACGGCCAGAGAAATCGTAATGGCGCACGGCGGCAGCATGGCCGACGCCGTGCGCGAAGTACTGCATGCACATGCCCTGCTTCGGGACGAAGTTACCGGGGCTGCTGGACGGCAGCGTAAATGACCTTGTACGCCTCGGCCGCTCGTTGCGCTTCCTGCTCTACGCCCAGCAGCGGCGTGCTCTTGGCAATCAGTGCCACAAGGATGTCGGCTGCAATTTCGTATGAAGTTTTGTTGCTCATGGAGTCCCCCTCGTCGGTGGGTTGTGGTGTGGAAATCGCATCCTACCGCGAGGGGGGCTCCCCTTATCTGGCCGGACACTCACCGGCCCCTGGCAGGGAAGGGAACGACGTTCCCGGAAACGAAGACCAGCGTGGGCCTGTCCCTCTGCTTTATCGGCGTCACGTGCACCCGTTCCCCGATGCGGCGCAGCGCGAAGCATCTCCCTCCGACTCGCACGAGCGTGACCACGTTGGCCTCGGCTGACTGACTGATCTTCGACACAGGCTGCACTCCGTTGGGGTGCGGCCATTTTCAGAACCACCACTGATAACCGCTGATAACAGATCAGCTCGGGCCTTATCAATGACGCAGATAACTCAGCAGAAAGTAAAGGAATTCCTGGTGTATGACCCTGATACGGGCCTCTTCCGCTACCGGCGGGGCGCACGTACTGGTCAGGTCGCGGGGCACCACCACCACGGCTACATCAAGATCAGCATCCCCGGCTACGGCGGCATCTACGCGCACCGACTGGCTTGGCTCTACATGACGGGGGAAATGCCCTCAAAGTTCATCGATCACAAGGACTGTGCCCGCAGCAACAACGCATGGTCCAACCTGCGACTCGCCGACCGGAGCCAGAACAGCGCGAACGCAAAGCTAAAGAAGACCAACACCTCAGGCTTCAAAGGGGTGCGCCTGTTCAGAGGGCACTTCCGCGCCAAGATCACCGTTCAGAGCCGGATCATCCATCTGGGCGACTACGACACCTTGGAAGAGGCTGTAGCGGCCTACAAGGGCGCCTCGCGGGTCGGCTTCGGCGAATATGCGAGGGCCGGCTAATGCAGCAGCTCAACATCTCATTCGAGGTCGGCCTGGATCGTCGCTACCGCGACATGCGCGAGTGCTTTGCGTCGTGCGTCTACGCCAAAGGCCTGGGGCGGGTGGCAGCCGCCATCGACGTGGCCCCATCCAACCTGTCCGCAATGCTCGCCGGCGACCGCAACCTGGACACCACGCTGGTCGAGAAGTACATGACCGAGTTCGGGGATACCACCCCGGCGATGTACTGGGCAGCCAAGCACCTCCAGTGCGCCACCACGCGGCAGCAGGCCGCTCTGGCTCAGCTGCCGTCGTTGGTCGACCAGCTCAACCGCCTGATGGCAGAAGCGGGGAAGACGCCATGAACGCAACCGAGAAGGCCATGACCGCCGTGCGCGTCTTCTGGTTCACCGCAGCGTGCCTGTCGATCTTGGGGGCGCACCATGGCCGGTGACTGGATCAAGTTCGAGGCCAACACACCCGACAAGCCGGAGGTCGTGAAGATCGCTGCGGCCTTGGGAATCGACCAGGATGCGGTCGTCGGCAAGCTGCTGCGTGTATGGGTGTGGGCCGATCAGAACTCCATCATCAGTAACGGTGGATGTAACGGTGTGACCGTTACAGCGGCGTTTCTTGATCGGCTCACATTCTGCCCAGGATTCACAGAAGCGATGCGATCCGTCGGCTGGCTGATCGGAGAGGACGGAAACCTGTCGCTCCCCAATTTTGAGCGCCACAACGGGAAAACCGCCAAGGAACGGGCAGTTAGCAATCGTCGCGTGTCAAAACACCGAGTTGGTAACGGTGAAAGTAACGCTGATGGCGTTACCGATGTAACGGCGCCACCGTTACAAAAACCGTTACCAGAGAAGAGAAGAGAAGAGAAAGAAAAGAACCCCCCTAACCCCCCGGCTGACGCCGAGGGGAGGCACACCGCTGCCGAACTGAAAATCCGGAAGGCAACCCGAATCCAGCAGATCGCCGAGGAGGCCCAGTCGGCGTACAACGGCACGCTGGCGAAGCCTGTGGGCCTGCTGCCTGCATGCACGGTGCTGAACAAGCCCAGGTTGAAGGCGGTCGAGAAGGCCCTGCCGACGGTACGCCAGCTCTGCCATCGCCTGTTCGGGAACGAGCGGGTGACGCCGCAGTTCTGGAAGCTGTACTTCGAGACGGCGGCGGACGACGACTTCCACGCCGGCCGGCAGAAGGGCGGTGCAGGGCACGAGAACTGGACCCCGGATTTCGAGTACCTGCTGCGGGAGACGGTGATCGCCAAGCTCGCTGACCGGGCGCTGTCGGAGGCTGCGGCATGAGCGCGGTACGTGACGAGGTGAGCCGTCTGCAGGCGCTGTACGGCGACCAGCAGGCGCTGCGCGTACCGCCGCAGGCCATCGAGGCGGAACAGTCGGTGCTGGGTGGCCTGCTGCTGCGCCCGGATGCGTGGATCCACGTGGCCGACACGCTGACCGCTGCCCAGTTCTACCGCCGCGACCACCAGCTGATCTGGCAGGGCATCGCCGAGCTGCAGGAGAAGGGCCGCGCGCCTGACAGCGTGGTGCTGATGGACTGGTTCGCTGCGCAGGGGAAGCTGGACGCGGTCGATGAAGGCGCCTATCTGACCGAACTGCAGATCAACACACACTCGGCTGCCAACATCCGTGCCTATGCCGATATCGTGGCCGAGAAGGCGAAGCTTCGCGGGCTGATCGACGCTGCGCACGACCTGATGGACTCGGCATACAGCCCCGAAGGTCGCAGCGCACTGGACCTGGTGGGCGAGGCTCAGACCCGCATCGGCAGCATGCTGGACAGCGAGCCCTGCGACCTGGAATCGGTGGCGCCGGTGATGGAGCGAGTGTTCCACCGACTGGGTGAGAGGGCAACGTCTGAGGGCGGCATCAGCGGCCTGACTACCGGCGACCCAGATCTGGACGAAGTGCTGGGCGGCCTGCAGCCAGGATGCCTGTACGTGCTGGCTGCGCGGCCGAAGATGGGCAAGACCACCAAGGCAATAAACGTGGCCGAGCATGTGGCGCTGCGTCTGCGCAAGCCCGTGGCGGTGTTCACTTTCGAAATGCAGCCGGAGGAACTGGGCGACCGCATGCTGGCCAATCAGGCCGGTATCAGCGGCACCCGTATCCGAACCGGGAAGCTGGACGACGTCGATTGGGCCAATGCATCCGAGGCAACCCGCAGGCTGTCGCAGGCGCCTATCTTCGTCAGCCGTCCGAAGCGCGCGAGGGTTGAGCACGTGTGCGCACAGATCCGCCGCATGCACGCACGCAACCCGCTGGGGCTGGTGGTGATCGACTACCTGCAGTTGATGCACGTCAACGGCGACAACCGCGCGGCCGGCATCGGCGATATCACCATGGCTTTGAAGCTGACCGCCAGCGAACTCGGCCTGCCAATCCTTCTACTGAGCCAGCTCAACCGGAAATTGGAAGAGCGCACAGACAAGCGCCCCATCGTCGCCGACCTGAGGGACTCTGGTTCCATCGAGCAAGACGCAGACGCAGTGATCTTCATCTACCGCGACGAAATCTATAACCCGGGCAGTCGCTGGGAAGGAACTGCGGAGCTGATCGTGGCCATCCAGCGCAACGGCGCGCCCGGGATGGTCCGTGAGCTGTACCAGCCTGAGTACTTCCGCTTCTCGCCGCTGCCCGACTACTGGGAGCCGAAGCAGAACCCGAGCAGTGCCAAGACGACGGCGCCGCGCCGTGGGCTGGCCGCTGCGTTGCGTGCTGGGAGCGACTCATGACCACCGAAGCCGCGAAGAAGATCCGTGCGAAGCGCGCCCGCCGACCGGTGTACCTCATGGTTCGCCGACTGGTGGACCCAACCACCGGTGAGGAAGTGGGGGCACTGGTGCCAGCACATCCCATCGACCAGCGCCTGCTGAAAGAGCGCCGTTTCAACGTTGGCCGGGAGATCCGGGCCGAGCTGAAGCAGTCGCGCAACCCGGCGTTCCACCGGCTGGTGCATGCGGTGGGTGGCCTGCTGGTGGACCACGTGGACGGCTTCGACACCCTCACCTCGCACGACGCAATCAAGCGGATCCAGACGGAGAGCGGGGTTTTCTGCGAAGTGGTCGATGTGGACGCAGCTCCACTGGCTTCCGCGTTCCTGGCCGCGTGCGAAAAGTTGTTCGGAGAGGGGGGGCGGCGGTTGCTGGCGACCGTGCTACCGCAGGTGCGCACTGTTCAGTACCGGGTTGCGCGCTCCATCTCCTTCGATGAGATGGACGAGGGCGAGTTCAGCGAGCTGTTCCGGGGCATCACCGACTACATCGACAAACACTACATGCCGGGCCTCACCGACGCCGTGCGCGCGGACTACCTACTGATGGCCGGCGAACAAAGGAGGGTTGCATGAACCTCGAACCGATCGACACCAGCACTACGGCAGGCAAGGCCCGTGTGATGCAGCTTGCGGCTGAGGGGCGGAGGTTGGCATTTAAGAACGCCTATCACCATGATTGGCAGCAGCATGCTGACCCGCACCGCGTATCCTGGAATTGGGGTCAAGCCAGTTTCGCAATTATCGCCGAGCCGGTTGGGCCGGATGAGGTGTGGCTGGCGCTTGTGCCTGACGGGAAGATCATGGGCATCGGCAAAACGGAGGAAGAGGCTGGCTACTTCCAGCTTCAGTCCGTCCGCTACATCCGCGCCGACCTCGCTGGGGAGGTGTCATGAGCGCCGAGCTGAAGCCATGCCCGTTCTGCGGTGCCGATGCAGCAATCAGGAATTGGCAGGATGAGGAGCTGTGGAGCCACGCCATCGTTGAATGGCAGAAGGTCCACTGCACCGAATGCGAGTGCGAAGGAATATCCAGTTGCCCGGGCTATGAGCCGGACACCGTGCAGGCATGGAACGCCCGCGCCCCGCAGTGGCAGCCCATCGAGACGGCGCCGAGGGATGGGATGTTCATCCTACTGACCGACGGGGACGACATGTTCGTTGCCTATTTCAACGTCGGCTACGGGACGTGGGACGACGGCGACCACCACGATGACATTCAGGGCCTGACCCACTGGCAGCGGCTGCCCGCTCCGCCGGAGGTGAAGTGATGGCGACCGTCACGCGCACTGTCAGCTACCGCTGCAGCGACGACTGCCAGATGGCAGGATGCCCCGGTCACACAGGAACCCTGACATACCGCAGCATCACCGACAGCTACACCTTCGACATGGCCGGCAGAGAGCTGCACTTCGAACGGGGACAGCTGGAAGCCATGCTCATGTTGCTCCGGGACCTTTCAGCCGATCGCATCGATGCGCTGGAGGTGCGGTGATGAAGCGCGGCCGATCCACCAGCGGCCCGACAATCGCGCAGCAGCAGCGAATGGACGCCATCACGGACATCGGCTGCATCGTGGCTCACAGCCTCGGGCTGGGCTGGATGCTGGCAGAGGTGCACCACCTCACCGTGGGCGGTAAGCACGGGCAGAAGCGGCGCGGCCACGACTTCACCATTGGCCTGAACCCATGGTCCCATCGCGGCGATCCCTTCGGCGGGATGAGCCCTGACACCTGCGAGAAGCTGTTCGGCCCGTCCTACGCAAAGCAGCCGCGCCGCTTCCGCCAAGAGATCGGCAGCGACGACTACCTGCTGGACCTGCAGAACACGCTGCTGGAGCAGCACAGGAAGGAGGCCAGCCCATGGGCAGCGTGACCCGCCTGACCCTCCCGTATCCCATCAGTGCCAATCGATACTGGGCTACGCGCGTCATCCCGAAGAAGCCGAAGCCGCTGGCGATCACCTACGTCACCGAGGACGCCAAGGCCTACAAGAGGACGGTTGGGCTGCTGGCCAAGGCGGCCGGGATCACTGTGCCAACCAGCGGCCGTGTCGCGCTGCACGTCCAGCTGTTCCCGCACCGGCCACAGGACTGGGCGAAGCGGGCACGGAAGGACCCGCACACGTGGGACGACACCGTCCAGTGCATCGACCTGGGCAACTGCGAAAAGGTGCTGTCAGACGCCCTGAACGGCATCGCCTGGGTGGATGACAAGCAAATCCGCCGCATCGTGCAGGACCGCATGGAGCCGGACGAGAAGGGCGCGCGGCTGGAGGTAACCATTGAGTTCCTGGCGCCAGCGCCGTCTCTGTTCGCGGAGGACGCCGCCTGAGATGACCCGGCCCTCGCCAGCCACCACCGACCGCCAGCCGCACCGGCAGTTCAACCGGCCATCCCTGCCGCTGGGCGTGGTAACCGTGTCCGCTGACCTGCGGCGGGTGGCTGAGCGGACGCTGGCGAAGGTGCGGGAGGTGCGGCGCGCGCGTGGCTGTGGCACGGCGGTGTTTGCATCCCCGGATGGCCGGGTCTTCGCCCTACGGGTGGAGTCTGTCAGCGCGGACACGATGGCGAACAAGCACGCGGAATGGCTGGTGTGCGAGTACGCCGGCCGGCACAGCGACGGCAGCGCCGCAGCCTGCCCGAGCCAGCAGGACATTGCCGAAGACCTGGAGTTCCACTTCGCCGCGATGGGCCGGGAGCTGCGCGACAAGCCCGAGCAGCTGGACCTGTGGGGATTCCACGGGGCATTCGCAGAAGCGTTGCGGTATCTCGCCGGCCGGCATCGCCGCCGCAGGGGAGGGGACCGCCTCGCTTCCGGCTCCGTTGATCCTCCGGCCAGCTCCCGTGTAATGGGGCCATGAGCGACCGCCAGACGCCAAATACATGCAGTGTCCGCATTGCGGGAAGCGCCACCCGGGGCGCGAACGAATACCGGGACGACCAGCACGCAGGTGTCGATAACAGCGTGCAGGCAGCACAAGGGGGCCGCGTTGCGGCGGGCGCGTTTCTGCGGCGCGCTGACCCATCACCCTTGGGAACTGCTGATGTACTTGCCTCAGCCCTTGAGTACCTGTCGGCCCCTGAGCCGCCCCGTGCCCCACTGGCCGATGTGTTCATGCACCGGGCCCATTTCCGGCTGCTGATGAAGGACCGCGCCGTAGACCCTCAATCCCTGCCTGAGCAGGACGGCCAGCGGTACTGGGACTGGGTGGGCGGCGGCACCCGGTACTGGGATGGCTGGAGGGAACTGCCCAATGGCTAAGCCCAAGCCCAAGCCCAGCACCGCGCCCAAGGCGAAGAAGGCAGCACCGAAGGCCAAACCCGGCCCGGGTGGCAGGCCGACGAAGTACAAGGCCGAGTTTGCCCGACAGGCGACACTGCTCGGTAAGAAGGGCTGCACAGACCCCGAGGTGGCCGAGTTCTTTGGGGTGACCCGTTCCACGGTGTCCCTGTGGAAGCTTCGGCACCCAGAGTTTTCAGACGCCCTACAAGCCAGCAAGGCCGAGGCGGACGCCAGAGTGGAGCGCGCCCTGTTCGAACGAGCGACTGGCTACGTCCATCGGGACATGCATATCAGCAACTACCAGGGCGAGGTGACGGTGACGCCGATAGAGCGGCATTACCCGCCGGACCCGGCCTCGATGATCTTCTGGCTGAAGAACCGCAAGCCCGGTACGTGGCGCGACAAGCCCGAGGGCGAGGACGACGGCGATGCGACGGCACCGGTGAAGGTAGAGGTCCACGTGGTGAGCGGTCGGAAGCATGCCGACGCTCAATGAGCCGCAGGCGCAGTTCCTCCAGCTGCGTCACAAGTTCCGGGCATTCGTGGGTGGCTTCGGCTCGGGCAAGACGTGGGTGGGCTGTGGCGCGCTGTGCCAGCATGCCTGGGAGCATCCGCGCGTGCCGGCTGGATACTTCGCCCCGAGCTATCCGCAGATCCGCGACATTTTCTATCCGACCGTCGAGGAAGTTGCCCACGACTGGGGCCTGCGGGCATCGGTGACCCCGTCGAACAAGGAAGTGCACTTCTACTCGGGCCGGCAGTATCGCGGCACGGTGATCTGCCGCTCGATGGACAACCCGGCCAGCATCGTGGGCTTCAAGATCGGTCAGGCGCTGGTCGATGAGATCGACACGATGAAGAAGCGCAAGGCACAGGACGCCTGGCGCAAGATCATCGCCCGCCTGCGCGTGAAGGCCGATGGCCTGAAGAACGGCATCGACGTGACGACCACCCCCGAGGGGTTCAACTTCGTCTATGAGCAGTTCCACCAGCTGCCCAGCGAGCAGCCGAAGCTGCAAGGCCTGTATGGGCTGGTGCACGCCAGCACCTACGACAATGAGATCAATCTGCCGGAGGACTACATCTCCTCCCTGTTCGAGACCTACCCCGAGCAGCTGGTGCAGGCGTATATCCAGGGACTGTTCGTCAACCTGCTGACCGGCACGGTCTATGCGGCCTACAACCGCAAGCTGAACCTGACCGCGGCGACCATCGCCGATGACGAACAGCTGCACGTCGGCATGGACTTCAACGTGCTGAACATGACGGCCATCATCTGCGTGATCCGCAACGATCAGCCCATGGCGCTGGAGGAACTGACCGGGGTGCGGGATACCCCGGCCATGATCCACGCGCTGAAGGAGCGGTTCCCGGACCGACGGATCGCGGTCTACCCGGACGCCAGCAGCGCCAACACACACACCAACAACGCCAGCGTGTCCGACCTCGGCCTGCTGCGGGCTGAGCGCAACTTCACCGTGCGCGCGCCGTCATCGAACCCGCGCATCCGAAACCGCGTGATCAGCGTGAACGCCATGCTCTGCAACGCCAAGGGTCAGCGCCGCCTGCTGGTGAACCCGTTCGGATGCCCGAAGCTGACCGAGGCGCTGGAGAAGCAGGGCTACGACGACAACGGCATGCCGGACAAGACCACCGGCTTCGATCATCCGCCGGACGCACTCGGCTACTTCATTCATACCCGATACCCGGCCATTGCCAGCGCCCGCGAGAAATCGTCCGTTGAACAGGCCGCCCCCCTGGTGCCCTATAGCCGTCGTTGGCTGGAATCCCGGCCCGATGACTCGAACGATGTGGCCGAACGTAGGAGACGCGCCCTGTGACCCCCGAGACAAACGATTTCGTCCTCGCGGACGCTCTGGACGCTGACGAGCTGGCCGAGCAGGATCGTGCCGCCGAGGCGCAGCGCATCCTGCAGGAGGAAGCGGACGTGTCGGCCTGGCTGCGGCGCATCGATCAGGCGCGGGAGTTCGACAAGGACGCGCGGAAGGGCTACGCGAAGGATCGCCGGTACTGCGAGGACAAGGTTGACCCGGACGTTTACGACGTGTCTGTGCCGATCGCCGGCACCTACGTGAATATCCTGACCGGGTTCCTGTATGCCCGCGACCCTGAAACCAGCGTGCAGCCGGCCGACAGCGCGGGCCCCAGTAGGATCGAGGACGCCAAGCTGCTGGCCCGGACGCTGGAGATCGTCATCGCCCGCCTGTGGAAGAAGGGCAGGCTGAAATCGGCCGCTGACCAGATGGTGCGCTCCGGTCTGACCGTGGGCATCGGCTGGATCAAGGCTGCCTGGCACCGCGAAACCGAACGGGACCCGGCAACCGAGCAGCGCATCCAGTCCATGCGCGAGCAGATCGCCGCACTGCAGGAGACCGACCGCCTGCTGATGGAAGGCGATGCGCCGAACCCCGACGAGCTGCGCGCGCGGTATGAGCAGCAGCTGGCCGGGCTGGAATCGCAGGTGGAACAGGTCATCTACAGCGGCCTGTGCATCGACTTCGTGCGGGCCGAGGACATGCAGGTGGCCGTGTCCGTGCCATGCCTGAAGGACTATGCGGCTGGCGCCTGGGTGGCGCAGCGCCTGTTCCGCCCGCTTGAGAAGGCCAAGGCCGAGTATCCCGAGGTGTCCGACCGGCTCAGCTCGGCAACCATGTTCTACAGCGTCCAGCGCTCGGACGGCAGCCGCATCACCGGTGACATGAGCGACACCGACGCCGATGCTTACTGCACTGGCAGCAATCCCCGCACCCCGACCGAAAGCGCCGATGCGAACGTGTGCATCTGGGAGCTGTGGAACCTGGAGACGCGGCAGGTCATCACCCTGGCCGTGGGCTTGAAGCGCTACCTGCGCGCACCATTCACCCCGGATCAGGCCTCCACGCGCTTCTATGCCTTCTTCCAGTGGGCGCCCCTGTGGGTGGACGGTCGCCGGCATCCGCAGTCGCTGGTGGACCGCTCGCGGCAGCTGCTGGATGAGTACAACCGCATCCGGACGAACTACCGGGAGCACCGTCGCCGCGCCATCCCGAAACTGGGGTTCGACAACGGCGCAGTTGAGCCGGAAGAGGCAAACAAGATGAAGGCCGGCGCCACGGGCGAGATGGTCGGCCTGAACCTCAACGGCGCGTCGCCCAATACCGTCCTGTTCCCCATCCAGTACAACCAGATCGACCCGGCGCTGTACGACACCTCCACCATCCGGTCCGAGCTGGAGCTGATATGGGGCATCCAGGAAGCGCTGTCGTCCACCATCACCGTGGCGAAGACGGCCACCGAGGCCGATATCCAGCAGCAGGGCACGGAATCGCGCATCGGCTACGCCCGCGACACGCTGGACGAGACGCTGAGCGAGCTGGCCCAGTACACCGCCGAGGCGGCGCTGTCGCCGAACGGGCTTTCGCACGACGACGTGGTGAGCATCGCCGGCCCGGAGGCCTTCTGGATGAACACCGCCGATGCCGCGATGATCGAGGCGCTGGTCGCGGTCGATATCCGCGCAGGGTCGTCTGGCAAGCCCGCCACGGCCATGAAGCAGCAGCAGTGGGCGATCCTGCTGCCGCAGCTGCAGCAGGCGGTCCTGCAGATCGGCGAGATGCGCGGCGCCACCCCCTTCGACGTGGCCAACAGTCTGGAACAGCTGGTGGTGGAGACCATCAAGCGCACCGGCGACACCGGCATCGACCCTTACTCGATCATCCCGCAGCCGCCTGCGCTGCCGCCCGGCATGCCCGGTGCGATTGGCCCTGATGGGCTGCCACTGCCGCCGGCCAATGATCCCGGCCTGCCTCCGCAAGATCCCGGCCTGCCGCCGGACGAACAGCTGCCACCACTCCCCGCCGCCTAAACGAGGACCACCATGGACCCGAACGACGATACCCAGCAGCAGCCCACTGCCGACACCTCTGCCGATGACCAGGTCATCACGCAGCATCCCGAGGACAATGCCCAGCCGGAGCAGGTGGACGCCTTCTCCGCAGGTGTGGAAGAAGCCCGCGCGGCAGAAGCTGCCGAGGATGCGCCGGCAACCGCGCCCGAAGCGGTAGTTGAGCCGGAAGTGCCCGGCGATGATGCTGCCGACCCGGCCAGCCAGCCCGACCAGCAGCAGCCCGCAGCCGTTGAGCCGCCGAAGGATGAGCCCGGCCAGCAACCGGAGGCGAAGTCGGTCGATGAAGAAATCAAGGACCTGGGCCTGAAGGAACGCGCCGCCGAGCGCTTCCGCGAGCTGAACACCCGGCTGGAGGAAGCCTCCGGCTACCGCGAGCGCGCCGAGGAATGGGAGCGCACGGTCAGCAGCACCGGCGCCAGCCCGCAGCAGTTCGGCAACGCGCTGAACTACCTTGCCGCGATCAACTCCAACAACCCGGAGGCAATGGGGCAGGCCTACGACGCCATGCAGAAGGAGCTGCAATGGCTGGGCCAGAAGATCGGCCGCGAGGCTCCGGGCTTCGACCCGCTGAGCGAGTTCCCCGACCTGGCCGATAAGGTGAAGTCGGGCGACATGACGCGGGAGGTTGCCGCCGAGCTGGTGCAGAACCGCAAGCGCCAGGCGCTGCAGCAGCAGCACGCCGAATCCCAGCAGACCGCCCAACAGGCGCAGTTCGCGCAGCAGCAGGGCCTGCAGGAGGTTCAGGCGCTCGGGGCGCAGCTGCGTGCCGGCGACCCGCAGTTCCAGCAGAAGTTCGCCTACCTCGCGCCGACGGTGGAGATCATCCAGCAGACGCTGCCGCCTGATCAGTGGGCCGCTGCGATCCAGAACGCTTACCAGCGCCTGCCTGCGCTCCCGGCGGCCGCTCCTGCGGCACCAGCAGCCGCTGCGCGCCCGAACAACCCCGCGCGGGCCAGTGCGGCACCTGCCACGGCGGCGGTGCCGAAGAAGCCCGAGGACGCGTTCGCGTTCGGTGTGGCCGAAGCACAGGCGCTGGGTCGATGAGCTGGCCGGCCCCGTCGAAGCTGGCCCGGCAGATCCACGCCATCCTGATCGTGCGTTACGGGATGTGGGGCTGATCCGTTGCACATGGGTGGGTGGCTGGGATTCTGGCCGCTCATCCCGCAACACCCACCAGTGGAGCCGCCAGCTATGTACTGTGAAAACCAGAAAGACGCAGCGCCTGCCGAAGAACTTGAAGCCGAGGGTCTGCGCGACCGCTTGCGCGTCACCGACAGCCAGATCGCGCAGTTGGAATTCGCAATCGGTCAGCTGGCGAGCCGGTTGCAGCCGGTGCTGCGCCCGGAGCTGGGCGACCCGTCGGGCGTCAACTGCAATGCCACGCCGCAGCCCGTCCGCAGTCCCGCCGCGCAGGAAATCCATCTGCAGGGCCAGCGCATTTATCAGGCGCATCGCGACCTCCACTCCATCGAAAAGCGCCTGGCGCTCTGAGGATCGAACATGGACAACCAACACCGCCAGATCAAGGGTTACCGCGAGCTGTCGCAGGCCGAAATCGACCTGATGAACCTGATCAAGGAGAAGGGCGCCGAAATCGGCGAGCTGGTCGAGAAGCTCAAGGCAGCGGATAGTACCGACAAGCGCTGGGTGAGCATCGGCGCCACGGACATGCAAACGGGCCTGATGGCGCTGACACGCGCAGTAGCCCAGCCCACCTCGTTCTGACCCAAAAGGCCCCGCTCCGGCGGGGTTTTTTTTTGGTCCGTTGACAGTCCGGACCCCTGTCGCATAGTCGCCCCATCGGCAGATGCCGACACCGCGTGTGACGTAAGCCGGGTTCGCCGCCGGTAGCGCTGTACTGAGGCATCGCGCCCCTCGAACGCGGAAAGACCAAGGCCCCACGGGCCTCCCTTCTTTCCCTTCGAGGCTACAACCATGCCCTTGACCACTGCCCAGCTGCTGGCTGGTGCCAATCGTCAGATGGAGTCGTATGCATCCAACGACCCCATCGACCAGTTCACCACCGAGCGCCCGTTTGCCGCGTGGCTGATCGCCAACCGCAAGGATTCGGTGTTCGGCAACGGCATCTTCAACGAGAAGGTGCGGATCTCCAACGATTCGAACTACCAGAACTACACCGGTGACGACCAGGTCACCTACAACCGCAAGGACACCGTCCGCAAGGCGCCGTTCCAGCACTACGAAGCGCACGACGGCTTCGCGCTGAACGAGACCGAGCTGGCGAACAACGGCATCGTCATGACCGACGACAAGAACGCCGTCATGTCCGAAGGCGAGAAGATCCAGATCGTCAACCTGCTGGACGAAAACTGGTCGGCGCTGAAGGACGGCTTCCAGGAAAACTGGGATATCGAGGTCCACCTGGACGGCTCCACCAACCCGAAGGCGGTACCGGGTCTGGATGCGCTGGTCAGCACCACCCCGACCGTGGGCGTCATTGGCGGCATCGACGCGGCCACCTCGCTGTACTGGCGCAACTTCGCCGACATGGGCATCAGCACGGCAACCGCCGGCAACCTGATCGCGCACATGGAAACCCTGTGGCGCCAGACGGTCACCTACGGTAAGCAGGGCCAGCCGAACGCGATCTTCGTGGGCGCGGCGATGTACGACGCCATCCAGGCCGATGCGCTGAAGGTAATGGCGCGCCAGATCACCATCGGCGCCAACAGCACCGGCGGCATCACGCTGGACCCGTCCACCAAGGCGCTGGCCTTCAAGGGCGTGCCGGTGGTGTGGGACCCGACGTTCGAGATTCTGGACGCTCGCCTGGGGCCGATCACCTACCCGTGGACCAAGCGCGGCTACTTCCTCAACAGCAAGACCATCACGCTGCGCCCGGTCAAGGGCCGCTGGATGGTCAAGCGCACCCCGCCGCGCGTCTACGACCGCTACACGCACTACTTCGGGCAGACCGCCGATTACGGCCTGACCACGAAGAAGCGCAACAGCAACGCGGTGTTCTCCATCGCCTGACCCACAACAGCCGGCGGGGACGAGCCTCGCCGGCGGGAGACCTGAAATGCCGAACATCAAGACGCTCCCCGTCGGGGGCACCATCGTGGCGCTGGACGTTACTCCGCTGCTGGGCGGACAGGGCCGGGAAGGCCTCGCCAACCTGGGCGAGAACGCCGAGGTCACCAGCGGCGTGCTGCTGGAGGGCCATGCAGTCCTGCCGGCCGGCGGTACTCCGGCTGCTGGCAGCACTGGCTGGTACACCGTGCTGAGCGGTGCCGCTGACCGTGGCCCGGTGGTCGAGATTGCCGACCTGCCGGACTTCATCCGCACCGGTGCCGCTGCAACGGCTCCCATCATCCTGGAGGGCGTGCAGTAATGTCCAAGACCACTATCACCTACGTGCTGCTGCTGATCGACCGCGACGCCAGCACTAAGATCCCGGTCGAAGTGCCGGACTACGAGCAGCAGATCCTCGAAGAGATCTACGGCGAGGATCTGGTGTTCGAGCACAGCTCGCGCGAAGTCGAGGTCGAGGATTTCGACGTGCAGAAGGCGTTCGATGGCCTGGTCAGCAAGTACCAGTCCACGCCGGAGGCCGATCTGGAGCGGAAGAAGCTGTTCCCGAAGGCCCGCGACCTCGCCAAGCGGCTGGGCATCAAGGAAGGCGCGGCCAAGTCCGACGACGGCCAGTCCAAGCCGAAGCGTGGCGTGAAGCAGCAGACCGACGACGGCGAGGGCATTGCCGACGGCACGGTGGCGGATATCACCGCGCAGCTGGCGAGCCTGTCCGATGCCGATCTGGACAAGCTGGAGCAGGACGAGAAGGCCGGTAAGGACCGCGCTGGCGTCCACGCTGCAATCGAAGCCGAGCGCGAGAAGCGCGAAGCGTCCAAGTAATCCCCCGCTGGCGGCGAGGGTGGCGGCCGGCCGGGGTGACCTGGTCGGCCGTCTTTATCTGGGAACCACCATGGCAGAGCCAATCAGCTACAACTGCGAGTGCGACGACGACTATCCGCGCACGACACTGGCGGAGATGCGCAAGCGGCTGCTGCGGCGGCTGGGCTTCGCCGTGCAGGCCAACAACCCGCCGCCCGGCATGGCCGATCTGCTGGACGACTTCATCCGCAATGCGCAGGAGATGCTGTTCCGCCGCTACTCAGTCTTCCGCCGCGAGCGCTTCTACACGTGGGACCTGATTCCCGGCTTCCGGTTCTACGACCTGGACGCCAATGCGGACGCCTGCACGAAGCAGCTGGACCCGCGCATGATCAGCTGGGCAGGCCTGTCGCAGGGGGATGGCAACTGGCGGCCGCTGTACTGCGGCATCGACCCGGTAATGTACACCTCGCGTGGCCCGGGCATTCCCAGCCACTACGAGATCCGCCAGTGCATCGAGCTGTGGCCGGCACCGGTGGATGCCACGTGGAAGCTGCGAATCAAGGGCCAGTTCGGCCTGATGCCACTTAATCAGGACGACGACCTGACTACCGTCGATCCCGAGGCCGTGTTTCTTCTGGCCTTGGCAAACGCGAAGGCGCACCACGGTCAGCCGGACGCCGGGAACTACGCCTCGCAGTTGACCGCTTACATGCGTGACCTGATCCGTGGCTCGCACATGACGCGGCGCTACATCCCCGGCACGGCAGACCCGCGTAACGCCGTGCGTCCGATCCCTGTGGGCGGCTGGCCGGAGGATCAGGCATGAGGCAGCAGACGCTATCAGCGGTCAAGGCTGGCATCACCCGGCTGCGCGCCAAGGGCGGCGCATCGCCGGATTCGTTGTATGACCTTGTGAACGGATATGTGACCGTGGCCAAGACGGTGAAGTCCCGTCCCGGCTCGCGCGTTGCGCATCAGCTGCCCGAGGGAACAAAAGGGCTGGTGCGTTTCCAAGGAAAGTTCGTGGTGTTCGCCAACGAGGTGCTGGAATCGCCTGACAGCGAGGTGGAGATTGAGGTGCTCAGGCATCCGATGGCGCCAGGTGTGAGCATCAAGGAAATCCACTTCGCCACCCCGTTTCTCGGATTCCTGTATGTGGTGGCGGAGTTCGCGGACGGATCGGTTTTCCATTTCTGGCTGGAGAAGGGCGAGGTGTGGGAGCCGGGGAAGACATACCTCCCTGGGGCTCTGGTCAGGCCTGCCGATGGCAATGGGCTCGCGTACAGGCTGGAGAGCGACCGCTCCGGGTACGTGCCATGGGCGCCGAACGTCGCCCGAGCGGTGGGCGATGTTGTCGTGCCTACCGTGGACAACGGGTTCAAGTACACCGTGACGGAGACCACGGGCAGCGCCGCGCGCTCGGGAACCACTGAGCCCGCCTGGCCGACCAACGACGGCGAGGCGGTATACGAAGACGCCAACATCCAGAACCCGCTGGATCAGAACACCACAACCACAGCTCCGTCAGTACCGGCCAGCGTGTCGGATCGCTACGGCAATGGGAAGAACGGCTGATGGCCATCCAGAATTGGGCACCGGGCACTCTATACAGCCCCGGAGATGTGGTGCTTCCCATAACTGCGCCGTCGCCTACCGCGGCGCAGGTGGTGAACGGCGACTTCTCGGCAGGGAACACGAACTGGGATTTCACCGGCGGTGCGGAGTTCGTCACCACCGGCGGCTACGGGAACAACGGCCCGTGCGTGCGCATGCCGGGCTCGGTCGCCGACGGCCTGGCGCTCAACCGCAGCCAGCTGGTCGTGCCGGCAACCGGCAGCACGTTCGAAGCCAGCGCCATGATCCAGCAGGGCGCATCCATCGCGGGCGCCACGCGCGGCTGGGTGGAGGTTCGCTGGTACGACGTGGACGGCGTGCAGGTGGCGGCAGAGCGCGGCAACGTGGTCAGCGACGGCAGTGGCGGCGCCTGGAAGAAGTCCACGGTCACCGCGACCCGGCCAGCAGGTGCTGCCTACGCGCGCGCGGGCATCGGCCTGTTCTCGGTGGCTGACCACACGCATCCGATATGGGGCGACAACCTGACCGTCTCGGGCACCTTTGCAGGCCTTCCCGACGGACTGGTTTACAAGGCCGTACAGGCCGAATCAGGATTTTCCGGAAGCGATGAACCGGCCTGGCCGCCGATCCTCGGCCAGACGGTGGTGGACAACGAAGTGACCTGGGAGGCGGTGGCCACCACGCGCGTAACCTGGGAGGCGTCACCTCTGTACGTAAGCGGCGACGTGGAACCGAACTGGCCCACGGACGTGGATGGCTTCGTGCAGGACGGGTCTATCAACTGGCGGGCGGTTTCTCGCCGCGTGGAAGATGAGAAGTGCCCGAACACCCGGATCGTGGCAATCGCAGCCGGCAAGATATTTGCTGCCGATGACGACATTGTCCGCTACAGCGCCACGGTCAACCCGCTGGATTGGTCTACGGCCGATGATGCGGGTTATTTGCCCACGGGCCTGCAGAACTACGGCTCGAACCCGGTGGCGGCCATGGGGCTGTATCGCGGCAATCTGGTCGTCTTCAACTCGGAGGGGTTTCAGCTCTGGCAGGTGGACGAGGACCCGGCCAGCATGGCGCTGATCGATGCTTTGCCGCTTGGCAGCACGCAGCACAAGTCGATTGCACCGGTCGCCAATGATCTGTTTTTTGCATCCCCGCAAGGTGTCAGGTCGCTCGGCATCGCCGCCAGTTCTACGAACTACCAGGCTGGTGACGTGGGTGCGCCCATTGATCCGCTGATCCAGAACGCCATGCTCTATGCGCAGCGGAACGAGCAACCTCCGCGTGCGATCTACTATCCTGGCGCGGGACAGTACCTGTTGGCATTCCCGAACTATCCGCCACCGGCCCTGGGCATCTTCGGGCGCCTACCGGACGCCGCATGTGGCGACGCAGTGGACTACACCTATCTGGTCGCGGGTGGACTGCCACCGTACAAGGTCAAGGTCACCAGCGGCGCGTTGCCCGCAGGCCTGTCCATGTCCACGTCGGGACGGGTGACGGGTGAGATCGCCCATGGCGGCGATGCGGTATGGACTCTGATGGCCACGGATGCGCTGGGGGAGACTGCGGAACTCACCGAGACGCGCATCGGTATGGATGGCTTCTATGCCTATCTCACCAGCCGCCCCTATCCGGTAGAGGCTCCGCCGGAGAGCGTGGCGCTTGCTTCGGCAGTGGTGTCGAGCACGTTGCGGCTGATCTACCACTCTCACGCGCTGGATGATCGGCTCGGCCTGGCGTCAACGGTGGTAGAGGGAACCTTCCGCACACTGCTGCGCGAGTATGCCCTCAACGAGAGCGTTGGGCTCTCCAGTTCCGTTGATTCGGCCACCCTGAGAAACACACTGCATGCATACGCCATGCCGCCCGAGCCTCTGGCGCTGTCCGGCGCTGTGAATGCCGCAACGCTGCGGAAGGCCCTCATCACAACCGTACCGGCACCTGAGTCTGTCGGGATATCGACCAGTGTCGTAGGAGGCACCTTGGCATGAAAAGCGAGAATATTGACCTTCATTCCGGCTTCGCCGGCTGGTACAAGATCGAGGCACACCGCGTGGATGCCGACGGCGTGGAAATCCCGGGAAGTCGGCGAATCGCGGCAGACTGGTTTCCCAACCTGATCACCGATGCTGGCCTCAACTTCCTCGGCACTGTCGGGACCACGTTCGTGCACACCTACTGCCGCGTCGGATCGGGGAACACGCCGCCTGTCGTGACGGATACCGCCCTGGTGTCGGAGGTGGCATCGAGCAATACGCTGCAGAATAATGAAAGGGGCGCTGATCGTTCTGGAGCTTTCTACGGCTGGAATCGGCGCACCCTGCGATTCGCGACAGGCGTTGCCGCTGGAACGCTGACCGAAGTGGGCGTGTCACCCGCAGCAACTGGCGCACTATTCAGCCGAGCCCTGATTCTGGATACGAACGGGAATCCAACCGCGATTACGGTCCTTTCCGATGAAGTGCTGGATGTGACCTACGAGCTTCGTCTGTACCCCGTTCTGGCCGACGCCACTGGCACCGTGAACATCGCAGGAGAGTCTTATTCGTGGACGGCGCGGCCGCTGATTCCTGCGGCTTACGATATCTACTGGGGCAATCAACTCGGCGGCCAGGTCGATTTCTCAGGAGCGACGTTTACCAGCAATGTCAGTTCCACGCTTCCAGAACAGAATGCAGAAGCGGCGTCTACCAACACCGCCAGCAGTGTCACCAGGGCGGCCTATGTGGCGGGCAGCTTTGCCAGGAATTTCACTCTCAATTTCGGCCTGAACAACGGCAACATCAGCGGCGGCATCGGTGCGTTCATTTCGCGAAGTTCGACCGTCACACCGTCAACCGGAGGCGTATGGGCGTGGGGCTTGTCGCCCAAGCTGCCTAAGACGGACCAGTACGTGGCCACGTTTACCGTCCGGATGACGTGGGGGCGATACGAGCCATGATCCCTGCCGGTGGACTTTCCACGCAGCCGATGCCCGCGCCCTTCGTAGAGCGGGTCGGATCGACGCTGGCGCCACTGACCGACTACGAAATGGGCGGCGTGGCGCTGAACGATTCCTCGCAGGGGCTGCGGGTGAAGCTGTGGCGCGTTCGCGTGGAAGGAAATGCGGTTTACCTGCGCGCCGACGGTGGCAGCGACCAGTTGATGTTCAGCCGCCCCGGCATCAGCGAGGTGTCGCTCGCTTTCGACCAGAACATGCAGCCTGTGATTGCCTTTGTGCAAAACGGGTCTGCGTGGCTGTGGTGGTTCGATGTGTCGATCCCCGGCATGGTTTTCACGCAGTTCCCTGGCATCACCAACCCACGCGTATGCATGGATGACAAGCGGCCCGGGCAGACCGCCAATTCGGACGTGATCATGGCTTACATCCGTGATGGAAGCTTGTGCTACCGCCAGCAGCGTGAGCGGTATCAGGTCGAAACGACCTTGGGCGGGGATGTTCCATGCGGCGGGCTGGCAGCAGTGTGCATGTCCACGGGCGGTCGGCTCCAGTTCGCTTTCGGGGGTGCCTGATGGCTTCATCCGTATTCGTCTACAGCATGCACTCCGTCAACAGCGTTGGGGCATGGTCGCGCTACACCTTCCCATTCGACGTGGACGACTGGTGCATCGCTGGTGACAACCTCTATGTGCGTTCTGGCGATCAGATCCACGTCATGGAGGAAGACACGCTCGGCGACGAGATCTATCCGGGCGAATCGGTGCCCATCACCGGGATGATCCAGTGGCCGTGGCTGGATTTCGGCATGCCCGGGGTGACGAAGAGCCTGTACGGCTTCGACGTGGTGGGCCTCGGCGAGGTTGCAGTGCAGTTCGGCTACGACCAGACCGCCGGCGGGACGTTCACTGACCCGTACACCGTGCCGCCGGACACCGTGCCGGGGATGGTGATCCCGATGCCGCTGTCGGCGCCGTCGCTGTCGGTGCGGCTCATCTACGACGGCTCGGAAGCGTGGCAGTGGAACGCTTTCAGCCTGTACCTGCAGGACCTGCGGGGCACGTCGTGAGTCCGTTGAACCGCACCGGCGCGCTGGAAGAATCGGTGCATGCCGAAAGCCCACCTTCCCTCGAACGTCGTTGCCTGCAGGCCGGCGCACCTGGTCGCGCTGGCACAGGTCATGCGCGAGAACGAGCAGGCGCAGTATCTGGCGGTCACCGGCGCGACGAAGTACGACCCGGACACTGCGACGCAGTGGCTGGTGAACACCTGGGCGCAGTCGGCGCCCTATGCCCTGACGGTGATCGGCCGCGATCTGCTGCCGGCCGCTGCCGGCGGATTCCACCCGGTCGCGCCGGGCGTCTGGCAGTCATGGATGGTCGGCTCGGAGGAGGGCTGGGCCGAGCAGTGGCGCGCGATGACGAAGGCCACGCGCTGGCTGATGGAACGGCTGCTGGAGACGCAGGCACACCGCCTGCAGACCAGCGCCATCACCACGCGGGTGAAGGCCATCGAATGGTTCGAGCGCTCTCTGGGCATGCGTCCGGAGGGTGTATGGCGTGGCTTCGGTCAGAACGGCGAGAGCATCGCCCATTTTTCAAGACTGCGGGGTGAGTGATGGGTGTCAGCAGCGGAAGTGGCGCGGCCACGCGCGCGGCGCAAGATGAGGCCTGGCGGCAGAGCAACATCAATCAGGCGGTGTCGCAGATCGACTCGATCTATGGCAGCCCGCGCAGGCAGGCCGACATTGACGATTTCCTCGGTGCAACCCGCAGCTTCTACCAGCGCGAGCTGGATAAGCAGAAGGGCGTGGCCGACCGGTCCCTGCGGTTTGCGATGGCGCGCAGCGGGCTCACCGGTGGATCTGCCTCTGCCGATGCCAACCGGCAGCTGGGGCAGGACTACCAGCAGGGCGTGCTCAACGCCGACAGGCTGGCGCAGGGTGCGGCGGCTGATCTGCGAACCGCCGACCAGAACTCGCGCATGAACCTGATCTCGCAGGCACAGAGCGGCATGGACATGACCAGCGGAGCGCAGCTGGCCGCGCAGGCGCTGCAGGGCAATCTCGCCAGCGGCCGCAGTCAGGTGCAGGCGAGCAATCTCGGCAACATCTTCGGCGGTCTGGCGACGGTTTACGACCGCAGTCGCGACATGGCGGCTGAGCGGCGCGGCAATCAGGCATACGGGCTGCTCTACCAGCCCGGTTTCGGCTTCGGAGGGACGCGCTGATGGGTATTGAAACCGCCGTTGCACTGGGTGGCCTGGCGCTGGGCGCTGGTGCCAACTACGTCAACACCCGCCAGACACAGAAGGCGCAGGACAGAGAGCTGTCGCGCCAGATCCAGCAGCGCAGCCAGCTGCAGGGGCAGGCTGACAGCGCGGTCTCGCGCCTTCTGGCCAGTCGAGCGGCATCCGATGGCGCTGGTGAACGCCGCGCTGCCGAAAGTCAGTACCTGGACCGCGTGCGCCAGGCACAGGGCGCGGCGACGGCCGGCCTGCAGCAGGTGGGCGGTGTCTCCGACGCCTACCGCCAGTCCGCCAACGATGCGGCGCTGGGCATCGGCGATTACGGCGCCACTGCGGCGAACCTGATGGCCCGTATCGATGCCCCGACCCAGCAGCGGCAGCGCGAGGCCATCGAGAACGCGCAGCTGGGCACCGATCTGGGCCTGCTGTCCCGGCGCGCGCAGGGCCAGGACTACCTCGGCCAGCTGCGGCTGCAGAACATTCGGCGCAACCCGTGGCTGGATGCGTTCTCCCAGGTGGCAAACGGCGCATCCATGGCGGCGGCAAACGGCGCGTTCAGCGGCATCGGCAACACGACCGGCAACCTTTCCTCGCAGGCCAACGCGATCACGGCAGCGAACAACGCCGACCTGTTCAACAAGGCGCAGCTGCGCTGGGGATACTGAAATGGCTGATCTTCTGTCCGTACTGCAGGGCAATGCACAGGGTCCGGCGCCGGGCTGGGGCTCGCTCGGCGCAGCGCTGGTCGGCAGCAACCGCGATGCGGCTTACAACCGTGGCATGGCACAGGCCGCGCAGCTGGACCAGCTGGTGCAGACCGCGCGAATGACCCGTAACAAGGCCATGGCCCAGGACCAGGCCGCGAAGGCAGCGCAGTCGCTGGGTCTGCCGCCGGACCTCATCACGCTGGTACAGGCCGGCTACGATCCGCGGCAGCTGAGCGGATACACCGGCGATATGCAGGCGCAGGGCTTCCGCAACGACGCGGTGACGCGCGCGACCGGTGGCGACTGGGGCGGCGCCAATGCTGCGCTGCTGGGTGTTGCCAACGGGCCTGTGGAGCTGGCTGCGGTGCAGGGCCAGAACCTCATCAACAACCGCCTGCTGCCCGGCGGCGGTGGCATCAGTACGACAGAGCAGGGCAGGGCGAGTATGGCCACAGACGCCGCTCGCGCGCGCGCCTCCGATGCCAGCGCGGCGAGCTCGTACGCCACGGCCGATGCCACCCGCCAGCGCCTGGGAATTGCGCAGGCCCAATTCGACCTGCAGCGCAGCGGACAGTGGAATCCCAGCGGGAAGCAGGCCGGCGGTGCCGCGTCGCTGCCGGTGGGCGCATTGAAGGAGCTGCTGAGCGTGGAGGACGCGCTGGGTGGCGCCAACGTGGTGAACGAGATCATCCAGAAGAACGCCGGCCGCATCGCCGACGGCACGCTGCAGATCAGCCCGACCAACTCGCTGCTGTCCAAGGGGCGCACTGCGCTGGGCGTCAGCACCCCCAACGATGTGGCGCTCAACGAGTACCAGTCGGACCTGACGAAGATTGTCAATGAGTCCCTGCGGCTCAACAAGGGCGTGCAGACCGAAGGTGATGCGCAGCGTGCGGCCAACGAGCTGATGACAGCCAGCGATGCGCGCACGGCAGCGGCGGCGCTGGCCAGGCTGTCGAAGTTCAACCGGCAGGCCGTCGAGCTGCAGCAGCGAAAGAGCAACCTCATCAACGCGAACTACGGCCGCACGGCATCTCCCGGCGCTGACCTCAACGCGGCGCTGCAGGGTGGCGGCATTCGGCCGCAGACGGGCCAGGCCCCGGCCATTGGCGTCGTGCAGGATGGCTTCCGGTACCGGGGCGGTGACCCGAGTGCCCCGAGCAGCTGGGAGCGACTGTAATGGCCGGCCCGTGGGAGAAGTACGCAGCGGCGCCTGCAGCCGCCGCGCAGGTGGCATCCAATCCGGAGGCGGCAGTAGCTGGGCCCTGGTCGAAATATCAGGGTGCCGCAACGCCTGCTGCCGATTTCAGCGGCGTCACCAGCGCCGTGGACTCAACGGCAGCCGGTCGGCAGGCGGACGGCTGGCAGGCTGGCACAGGCCGCGATTTGGCCTTCGGCGCGCGTTCGGTGCTGCAGGGCGCGGGCAGCTTGCTCGGTGCGCTGGGCGGCGATGCGCTGGGAGCGTTGGAGACGAAGATCACTGGCCGCCCGGTCGGTTCCTTCCGCGACAACGCTGGCCGGCTGGCCGATGCGCTGGGGCTGCCCAAGGCACAGACCGGCGGTGACCGCGTGCTGGGTGATATCGGCGAGGCGCTGACCGGCACCGGACTGACGCTCGGGCTCGGTGGTGCACTGAACGCCGGGCGCAGCGCCGTTGCAGCGCCGTCAGCCCGGACTGCCGCTGCGGACTTCCTGACCGCTCAGCCTGCGCTGCAGGTTGCCAGCACCGTGGGCGGCTCAGCGGCAGCGGGCGGCACGAGAGAAGCCGGGGGAGGCGCCGGGGCGCAGCTGGTGGCAGCGCTTGCCGGCGGACTGGCTCCCGGCGTGGTGCCGCGCCTGCCGACCTCTGGCGTGCTGCCGGCGCTTGCCGCGAACACGACTCGGCGCGTGATGCGCGGCAGGGATGCAGAGGGAATCAACCGCACCTTGGGCGAGTTTGCCGAGGCGGGCGTGCAGCCCAGCGTTGGGCAGGCCACGGGTAACAGGGTTCTGCAGGCGACGGAGACGTTGCTGGGCAGCGTTCCAGGATCGGCTGGCGTGATCGACCGCTTCGCACAGGGGCAGGCAGGCCAGTTCGGCCGCCGAATCGATGATATTGCCTCCAGCCTGACGCCTGGCCGGGAAGGCGTGGACCCGGAAATGGCGGGCATCGCCATTCGTCAGGGCATCGGCGGACCGGGCGGGTTCAAGGATGTGTCCAGGGAGCGCAGCAACGCGCTGTATCGCCAGTTGGATGCGCTACTTCCGCAGGATGAGCGCGTCGGCATCGACAACGTACGCGCTGCCCTGTCCAGCTTGAACGAAGAGATTCCCGGCGCACCGAGCGTGTCCCGATTCTTCCAGAACGCTCGCCTCGAAGGCATCGAGACCGCTCTTGCCAAGGATGCAGGCGGCATCGAGGGCGTCCTTTCGCGCCCCGGCATGCGCGAACGCGTGGACCAGATGCGGGCAGACTTGACCCAGCAGGCAGCCCTGCGGCGCGCAGAGCTGGCCGAACAGACCAACGTGCAGCGGCAGGAACTGACCACGGCAGCCGGCGACCAGCGTGCACAGCTGCAGAGCGAAGCGGATCAGGTCCGCAACCGTCTGGCCAACATGATCGAAGAACGCCGCACGGCGCTGTATCAGGAGGCCGACGACCAGATGGCTGCGCTGTATGCCGAGCAGCACCGGGCCACTGTCGAAAACGAGCGCCGACGCATGCTCAACATGACCAACCTGGAGCCGGTCCTGACCGATGCCGAGATCCGCGCTCGCGTGCCGAGCCGGGCTCAGATCGACTCCCGGCTGCCGCGTCCGGACGAAATCGACGCTCAGCTGCCGACCACTGGCGATATCGACTCGCAGGTCATGTCGCCTGCGGCAATCGAGCAGCGCCTCACCCCGGATTCGGCCATCGCTGACGGCAACTTCGGCAACGAGTACGTCGAGCAGCAGATCAATGAGTTCCTGACAGGCCAGATCGACGGCAAGCTGCCCTACGAGGCGCTGCAGAAGCTGCGGTCGCTGGTGGGACGCGAGATCGACAACTCGAACTTCGCCAGTGACGTGCCGCGCAGCAAGTGGCGCGCGGTGTACGGGGCGCTGTCCCGCGACATGGAGGCGGCTGTGGCCGGCAATCCGGAGGCCACCAGCGCCCTGCAGAACGCGAACAGGCACCACGCCGATTACATCAACAAGCTGGAGAATCTGGACAGCATCATCGCGAAGAAGGACGGCGAGGGCGCGTTCATCGCTGCGATCAGTGGCGTGAAGGAAGGCCCGACCCGGTTGCGCGCTGTCATGGAGGCCATCCCGGAGGCCGACCGGAAGATCGTCACCTCGGCCTTCATCCGCCGCATGGGCCGCGCCGTGGGCAGCCAGCAGAATGACGACAGCAGCGTGTTCTCGATGAACACCTTCCTGACCAACTACGCCAACATGAGCCCGGCAGCGCGCAAGGTGATGTTCGACGGGTACGGTCCCGAGTTCTCCCGGAACATGGAGACCATCGCCAAGGCGACCTCGCGGATCAGGGACGGGTCGAAGGTGTTTGCTAATCCGTCGGGCACAGGCGGTCGTGTCGCCTTGGTAGGGCAGGTGGCGGGCACTGCCGGCACCGCCGGGGCATCCCTCGCAATGGGCAACGCGGCAGGGGCGTTTCTTGCTGTGGGTGGCTCGCTGATTGGCGCAGGAATTGCCAACGCGGCGGCGCGGCTCATGACCTCGCCAAAGTACGTGAACTGGCTGGCTCGAACCTCAGAGAAGCCGGCGGGGGAACTGGTGAGTCAGCTCCAGGTTCTACGTGGTATAGCGGAACGTTCGCGCGATCAGGAAATGGTCGAAATGGCGGAAAAGGCCACTGCAGAGGTCACCGCAGGAGCGACAGGACAAACCCAATGACACAGGCGGCGAATAAAAGCCCGAGGAATCCAATCCAGAGAAGCATCCAGAACGGGCTCGCGCTGACCCTCTCCAGGTCGGCCTCACGCTTCTCGCGCTGCTGTTCGGCCCAGGTCTTGGGGATGCCGTAGCGGGTGGTCTTCCAGTCGGTCATGATCCTCTCCTATTGGCCGAATGATACCCCGCCAGCGCCTCATCCTCCGCAGGCTCCTGATATTGCCGAAATGGCGTCCTCATAACTTTCGGCGGCGTTTTTTGTTCTACGAGCCTGCCGGGAGCAGTCGTCAGTCAAATCGCCAGCCGCAGCGCATTTCGCGAGATTGCTCGCTTCGTCATACAGGTCCTGCGCCCTGGATTGTGCCTCACGGCATTCTTGACTATGGCCTCGGCCGCTTGCAAAGCCTGCGCCCACAGTGGCCGCCCGAGGATACGACTGCAAGGCCGCCCAAGCATTCGCCACTGCCCCGGCCCACTGTTCAGGTGGAAGGGTGCTCTGAATCTGCCTAATTCTCGGCCCGAGAATCGCTATTTTCATGTCGAAATCGGGGTCGGTCCTTCTGAGTGCCTGCCCTAGTTCATGCACTTCCGCGAATGCTGTCTGCTCGGCTAGCGACCTGGATTCCGGGCCGCCACCTTCTATCGGTTCGGGAACTACGAGGTTCGTGTTTGCGCTGGCGGAAGCCAAGGATTTGCCGAAATTCCTCCAGTCGGCTGTTGCCGGCATGGTAGCGGCCGGCGGAATGGCCGCAGGCACAGGCTGAATGGCCGGCGCTGTGTAGAGATGCTGGCGACCGATGGCGCCGAGCCCATAGGGGTTTACGGTTCCGGATTTTCCCGTGTAAGGGTTGTAGTTTCCGCGCGTGGAATAGTTGTCCAGCGTGGTGGAGTTGGGTGAAGACCTGTAGTGCGGAGCGACGTAGGTTCCATTCTTTCGGAAATATCCTTTGACACGCACGTCCTTTGCGGCCGACGTGAAGCTGAACGTGACGGCGAGTAAAACCATCACCGCAAAAAATAGTCTCATCCCCTGATCCCCCTCCTTAAGTTGTCGCGATCTTACTCTTCCTGCTGGGCGGATTCGTCCGTTGAAGGCCCCCGCAGCCCCGGCAGCATGGCTCCCATCGATTCCCCGGGGAGCCCCTCATGTCCACCGAAACCGTCGCAGCTGCCATGGGGGCAGGCCGGTACGCCAAGCCGCTGGAGGATGCGTGCATCCAGTACGGCATCACTTCGCCGCTGGAGAAGAGCCACTTTCTCAGTCAGGTGGCGCACGAGTCGGACGGGTTCCGGACGGCCGAGGAATACGCGTCGGGCAGGGCGTATGAGGGGCGCAAGGACCTCGGGAACCTGACTGCCGGCGACGGTGTGCGGTTCAAGGGCCGGGGGCTGATCCAGCTCACCGGCCGGGCGAACTATGCCGACTACAGCATCTGGAAGTACGGCGACGACCGCGCGTTGCACAATCCGGACATGGTGGCGCAGCTGCCTGACGCGGTGGACGCGGCGGTCTGGTATTGGACCGTGCGGCGGCCGAGGTTGAAGGCGATGGCGCTGGCCGACGACCTGGTGGGCGTGACGAAGGCCATCAACGGCGGCACCAACGGGCTGGCGGACCGCGCGAAGCGGCTGCAGCAGGCGAAGAAGCTGTTCGGGCTGCCGATCTGATGGGCGCGCCGAAGTCGAAGCCCACGCTTTCGCCGGTGAGCCAGCTGCAGGGCGTGCTGGTGGTGCTGGAGAGCCGCAAGGCGAAGAACCCGACAGCTGAGCTGCTGGGGGCCATCAGGGAGATGGTCAGCGACGCGCTGGCTGTCCTGCAGGAACCGGATCCGGCGAAGCAGCGAATCGCGTTCGTGCTGCTGGCGGTCCAGCAGTCCACCCAGGTGGCTGTGAAGGAGATTCGAGGAAAGCGCATCACCCGCGTGACAGTCATCGACCAGCCGCTTTACCACTGGGCGTTGGAAGAGATCCACGCATTGGCAGGTGCGGCATGACATTCGCTACCCGGAACATCGGCGCAGCCCGCATCGGCATCGCTCTGATCGTGCTCGTCCTGTACGGCGTGGCCGTGGCCATCATGGTCAATATCGAGATACCCCAGGCAAACAAGGATGTGCTGATGCTGTTGCTGGGGAACCTTGGACCGCTGCTGGGCAACATCGGCTCCCACTATTTCAATTCCCCGAACAAGAGGGTCACGCCATGAACCGAATCGTGATCGCGCTGTTGTGGTCGGCTTTCATGTTCGGGGCTGGCTGGTGGTGGCGCGGCGACCGGGCCGACGCCGCAGAAGCCCGGCAGCAGGCCGACACCGCTGCCGCCGCCGTGCAGCAGGTCAACAACACCCGTGCCATCGAGCATGAACAGGCCGAGCAGATGGCTACCATTGGAGCGAAGCATGAAGAAGAACGCCGTGCGGCCGAGGCCGTCCCTGCTGCTGTTGTGGCTGAGCTGCGTGCTGGCACTCTCCAGCTGCGCGACGACCTCGCGACCTGCAGCACCGCCCGCCTGTCCGAAGCTGTCGCCGGCACCTTCGAACGTGATGCGCACGCCCAACTACGAGCAGAGGTTGCGGGAGCTGCTGTTCAAATCGGCCGAGACGCCGATGACCACGTCCGATCAGGGCAGGCCGTGATCGGTGCGGACCGCGCCGGGGCGCAGTGATGGCAGGTCAGAAGGTCCAGCTGAAAGACCAGCTCGGCCGGGCCATCCGGCTCAACGCTGACGCCACCAACGGTGCACAGCTCGGGGTGAACCTGTTCGGGCCCGACGGAAGGCTGCTGCGGGCCTCGGACATACTCAACCCGACCAGCCCGCCGTCCAACGCCTCCGGCACGGTCTGGAAGCTGATCCGAGAGGTTCCTGCGAACCTGCGTCAGGTGGCCAAGCTGGGCGGCAACGGTCTGGCGGTGCGGCGTGACAGCGGCGAGTGGGCGCTGCGCAGCATCGAGGGCGGGGAGGGGATCGACGTTGCCGGCGGCGACGGGGAGGCGGGCAATCCATCGGTCAGCCTGCAGGATCTGCCAGACGGCGGCGCAGGCGCGGCCCTGGTGAAGATCACGCGGGACGGTAAGGGCAGGGTGTCGGACACCGCGTCGGCGACGACCAGCGACCTGCCGGAAGGATCGCAGCTGTACTTCACGAATGCGCGGGCGGACGCGCGGATCGCGGTGCAGAAGGGCCAGCCGAGTGGGATCACGCCGCTGGGGCCGGATGCCCTGATCCCGTCTCAGTACCTGCCGCCGCTGGCGATCACCGAGGTGTTCGTGGTGAACAGCGAGGCCGCGCAGCTGGCACTGGACGCGCAGGAGGGCGACGTAGCCATCCGCACGGATCTGGACCGGAACTACATCCACAACGGCGGCACGGCCGGGACGATGGCGGACTGGACGCAGCTGCTGACGCCAGCGGCACCGGTGCAGTCGGTGAACGGAAAGACCGGGAATGTGGTGCTCAGCGCGGCAGACGTGGGCGCGGCGACGGCGGCGCAGGGTGATCTGGCCGACTCTGCGGTCCAGCCGGGCGACCTCGCCGCAGTGGCCACCTCCGGCGCGTACTCCGATCTGAGCGGCCGACCAACGCTCGGCACAGCCGCAGCGGCTGATGCTGACGATTTCGCCACTGCCGCACAGGGCCTGCTCGCCGACTCTGCCGTGCAGGAAATCATCCCCGGCACCGGCGTCACCGTAGACAGCACCGACCCTCAGCGGCCCATCGTGTCCACCACCGGCGGCCCCCCGGCGCTGCTGCGGCTGCCGTTCTACCTGACCGACGGCAGCTATGCACCCATCGCGCTGACCTCTGCCTACGCGCTTCCCTTCTTCCTTTCCAACGGCACCCGCGCCGACATTCCCACGGTGACAGCATGAGCGACCAGATACCCCTGAAGAAGCGCGGCGATGCCCTCGGCGAGTTCGAGGCAGGCGACGTTGTGCCTGTCGAGTTCGGCGGTACCGGAGCGAACAATGCTGTCGATGCGAGGGCCAACCTCGGACTGGCCAACGTCGCGGCGACCGGCCAGTACGCCGACCTGCTGGGCAAGCCGACCCTTTTCTCCGGCAGCTACGACGACCTGACGGACAAGCCTTCGATTCCCAGCTCGCCCGGAGACATTGGCGCGCAGCCAGCCAACGACAACCTGACCGGCATTGCTGGGCTCGCCCTCGCCGCAGACCAAGGCATCTACTACGGCAGCGCGGGCTGGGTGACCTACAGCCTAACGACCGTTGGACGTACTTTTCTTGCCGCCACCACTCAGGCAGCTCAACGAGCGGCTATTCAAGCGGTGGGGCTCTCTGGTAACGAGACGATCGCGGGGACCAAGACGTTCACCAGCACGGTCCAGATCGACGCCAACATCCAAATCCTGGGTGGATCGGCAGGCGCAAGCCGCCTACTGCGGATCGGTTCCGGGCGCACGGTAGATGGCGCCTCATACTTCGATCTTGTAAGCGACACCATCGTTTCTGATTACAACTTCCGGTTTTACCGACAGGCCGGAACGAACGGAGACACCAATCTCAATCACCGTGGTACCGGATCTTTTGTTATCAATGGAGAGAATGGGGGGCCAATACTGATCCGGTCCTCTGGCTCGAACCGGTTGTCCGTATTTGGCGACAGGATCCAGGCAGCCGTGGATATTATTCCAGCTACGAACGCGATCAGTTTGGGCGGGGCGGGGCATCCATTCGCAAACCTATATGTGACGAATCCCCCGATCACCAGCTCCGACGCCCGGCTGAAGACCGACCCGGCCGATATGTCACCAGCCGAGGTCGCAGCCTTCGCTCAGATCGCTCGGATGCCCAACGTGTGGAAGTGGCTGGCAGGCGACCGCATCCACGGCGGCCCGACTGTGCAGGGTGCCATGGCGATAATGGAGTCGCATGGACTGGACCCGTTCGCCTACGCGTGCTTCTGCCACGACCAATGGGACGCGCAGCCGGAGCAGTGGAGCGAATGGGAGGCTGAGAGCGACGACGATGGCAACGTCATCATGGAAGCAGGCCGGGAGCTGGTTCAGGCGGCCCGCGAGGCTGGTGACCTCTACAGCTTCCGGAAGGAGGAACTGCTGTGCTTCATGGTCGCCGCACAAGCCCGACAGCACGACGAGCTGGAGGCGAGGGTGGCGGCGCTGGAGGCGAGGGGCTGACCGTATCAGCCCGTGAGACTGGCAGGCCGTATCGTGTCGGCCATGGACAGCACAGACACCCGCGACGGTGAAGCGCCGCCGCCGTCACCAGATCACAACCCGGTCCAGCCCCAGCGCTCAGGGGCGGCGGCGTCGCCGTTTGGTCATCTGGCCCTGAGAGACAGTCGGACGCCGGAGGAACAGGTGGCCGCGTCGATGAAGGAATCGGCCAGACGCAAGGGCAGGGGAAGGTCGAAGTGGTGGGAGAAGAGCGGATAAGACGGACGCTGCACAAAAACTGCACAGCGCGATTCGCCGCTAGGCTCGGGAATGCCCTGAAACCCTTGGTGCCCGGAGCCGGAATCGAACCGGCATGGGGTTGCCCCCGGCGGATTTTAAGTCCGATGCGTCTACCAGTTTCGCCATCCGGGCCGCGGCGCATAGGGTGCCTGAACATGGCGGAATTTG